TATTTAACATTGATAGCACGCTGTATGTACTGTCGTTGTGAGGATAAATCCATTATCTTTTGCCTCTATTTTTTACATCTAAGCGTATATCACCGACTTGGAAGTCTTGTGTTTTACTGCCTGTGACTGTCATTTGTACTTGACGTGCTGTAAATCTTGCATCGGTATAGCCATCACTTTCAAAAGTAAATGATCCAAAATCTTGTTCCGCACCAAGCGGAGTAAATTTACCTTTGAAACTAAGGGTTACACCAGGTAAAGAGTTTGCTTCTTCGTCTGGAATAATCTGATTACATTGCACATATCTATCACCATTGCCTATTTGTATTGGCCCTGTTTGACAGAAAGGTACTTGAGAATTAATGCTAGGTGAATTATCTAAAGATGTTGATTCGTGTTCGTAAACAAAACCACTAGAATCACCTGCGATTGGATAAGTAAATGCACCTTGGTCAATCCATGCACCACGATCCATCGAACCTATTGACCATACATTATCAACATAATTCCATATCACATATTTGTTTGATGAATATTGCGATTCGCCTACAGGGAATCCCCACCATATCTCATTAAAGTTAGAGTTATGTCCACCCCATGATGCTGCTCTACCTGGCACATTGATGTTATCAAAGACATAATCATGCACATCGCATTTGATCTCTCTGACCACACCATCATAAACAAAGAATGAGTTTTCACCCATCCATGCTAAAAAGTTGCCTGTAGATACTACAGCTTTAGGGCTTATGGATTTACAGTTTTGACCTGCATCAGCAATACCATAAACAAAAGGTGAGCCAGAATAATACATTCTGTTGATACCTGTATCACTAAAAATTATGACATCGGATCTAAACTTAACAGCAAATAAGGCTCGTCCACCTGTAGGGATAATTAAATCACCTGCGGTATTGGTTGCTTTTGATGTCCAAGTATTACGATCTTCTCGGGTTGACCATGCAATCTTTCTTGGATCACTCGCTGAACCTATGGCTACTAAATGCCTTTCATTAGTTACCAGTGTTGATAAATTACCTGTAGGTGCGTTGGTGACTACAGTTGCAATGGTGTCGGCTGTACCGCCTGAGTTTGGTCGCCATTTGTAGATTTTGCCATCTTTAGAAAAGGTAAAGACTAAATCCTCACCCCAGTTATCAAAAGAAAAATAACCTGCTTGTAAAACTAAACCTGATTGACTTCTTGCATCGCCATAATCTTCAGAGCCATAAGTGTAAGCACCATAGCCTAAAGGATCATCACTCGCATCATCAACAAAGCCTGCGGGTGTTATATCTGTCCAAGTATTGTCATACAAAACATAAACTTTTTCTCTTGTACCAACTGCAAGAATGTTTTCACCTGCGTTGTCTTTATATGCAAATAGACCAATAACTCCGCCTGTGAGTGCTGAATCTCTTAATTTATCCCAACCACCGATAGGTTTTAGGTAGCCATTCTCAAAACGTACTAAATCCCCGTCTACCCAACGACCTTTGTTTGCGTAGTCAGTTCCGTTTTTTACGATCCCTGCTGGGGGTGTTATTGGAAATAATGCCATAGCCTTATTGTATAAGAGCTTGGTTTATGTGTCATTAAGAAGATGGAGCTGTAGGCCATTCTCCTAATGGTCTTGTAGCAGGATCACCGCTATAAACATAGAGTGCTTCCAATCCATCAACATCAGTCACATCATCAATTAAACCCTTCATGGTTGCGGCTGTTGACCTAACATTAGTTCTGTAAGTTGACCAATCTGAAGGAATAGCTGTACCTGCTTCTTGGTTTCTTACAACCAACCAATCGTTTGGTTCTAACAATCCATAAGCCTGGCTATCTATAACTTCTTTGTGTAATGTTTTAAGGCCTTTAGTTACAACACCATCATCATCAGTTGAATCATCTAATGGTTTTGCAGTTGCAGTTCCATATGAAGCGGTAACTGTATCATCTGCAAAAGTAAATAATTGATTTGTATTTATGTAATATTCAGGGTTTTTATAATTGGTGTTATCAATAACTACCTCATATATACCAATGCCTTCCAGATCATCGCTTGACCATACGCTAAAAATATTGGAAGGATAATTTACATCCCCAATAGTTATAGCTTTAGGTCTTGGAAAGACCTTGCTTACTTCGTTGTTTTCTACTAATGCCCACATAATTAATTCCTATTATATATTATCTTGCTGTTGTTGGTATCCCTGTTGATGTTACAAATGGATTTTCTGCAAATGCCATGTATATTATTGTGTTATTACTGTAATTCCATGCTTCTGTATTTGACCTTATTTTAAAACCATTACTTAAAAAATCTACAGCGTTAAGATTGGTTGCCTCTGCATCGGTTTTACTAGGTGATAATCTGTGAGTTGCAACATTAAACGCTGACCTAGTGCCATCAAAAATCCACCAATGTTCAGCTCTATCTGCATTTTTAAATAAAACAAAAGCAGGTTTAAAGCCTGTATAAACAAAAGGTCCATTTGCATTTCCGTTTCCTTCATACTTTCCAAACTTACTGTAGCCTTGTTTTTCTGCGAAACAATAGGCTATATAATCTTTGCCACCATTAATATCTAAAGATGTACCAACTTGAAAAACACTTGATGTTGGTGCAGCATTAAAATCACCTGTATTACTACTTGCAGCAGCAGTTGAGTTTAATACACATCTATTTGCTAATGTAGAATCTAATGCAGTAGAGCCTACCAACCAATTACCAGCCAAATCATAAGATTTAACAATAATCCAATTAGGTGCTACACCTAAACCATGTCCTATCGTTGCACCTGAAGTGCTATTGCCACTATAAGTCACAATACTAAAACCTGCATCGGTATTCGCTTGTACTGTAGAAGTTATTGTTCCACTTGTATTAGAGCTGGTTGTACCGCCATTAGCTTTCCATTGCCAAGCTACATAATTATATGAGTCATTCCAACCTGAAGAATCAGTGAATCCAACAGTAAACCCATTTGAATCTAAAGAATGTACGCTATCATTATCTGTTTGTGAACCTTCGGCAGAAGTAGCATTAGTTATAAGATATTTATATCTGCTACTTGCATTTTGACCTCTACTAGAATCTTGTAACAGGTTCGAATCTGTTCCACTTCTATTTTTAATCCACAACCAGTCAGGCTGTAAATTACTGTTACCATCATTGGTTATTGCCTGTGAACTTGCTTGATTACCACTATAAGTTTTAGTCTGAAAATATGCTGAAGGATCATCAATACTTGTATAAGCCATTATCCGTACTCCGCTAAGTTTTTACTGCATATTGCATAGTAGCCTGATGGTGGTGCGTATTCAAAAGTTCCGTAGCCCTCTTCGTCACTTTCCGCACTTGAGATTGTGTTAATGGTATAGCCACCAAAGTTTATATCCCAAGACCTATTTTCATAATTTTGCAAAAATGGAAAAACTGTTTCACCTTGCATATTTGAAATTAAATCTCTTGTTAAAAACAAAGTACCATTTTTATAATATTTAATTGTTTGTGTGCTACTGTCCATATCTAATGCGATACCAAGCCAATCACTTGTAGTTAAATCAAAACCCTGGTCTGCACTTTCGCTTTGACTGTTTGAATAACTATAGTATCTACCTGTAGCATTTATAGTCATGGTGTAATTATTTGATTGGCTTTCACTACCACTTGCTATATTGTCATCACCATCGGTCTGAATACCTATATACTGAGAACCAATAATGCCAACTGGTTTTGCTTCCCAGTACCATTTGCCATTTGTTAAACCTATAGTTGCTTTTGCAGCTTCAGCTATTGAGTCAACATAGCGAACCTTAGTAGCACCTTCGCTTATGACTGGTTGTGATGCATAAACATACAAAGGATTCCAAGTACAAAAATTATTAGTAGGAGTATCTGTAGCTTGGTCGGCTGCTGTTAAATTTACTTCAGTCCAGTCATTCCCATTACCACTTTCATCATCACCTAAGTCTGAAGCATCTGCAAAGTCTAAGTAGAAACCATTAGTACCATAAGAACCTGTATAGGCTTTAGGTTTCCAAATACCACTATCTTCGTCAAACTCACCAAAGTCTGTTGGTGCTAGTGCTTGACCATTGACATAATTTATTTCGGTGATATATCCTGCATAAAAATCTGAAGAACCATCTCCTCTTTGACCAATATAATGTGCTGAACTATTACCTATTTCTTCATCATTGTTTTGGCTTGGGTATGTTGTTTGGTCAAAGCTATCTTCTAAAACTCCATTTGTATAAATTTTAACCCTATTGGCAGCAGTTCCTTGTGTTGTGTCAAACACAACTAAAATATGATAGAAGGCTGAAGTATCTCTATACAATCTATTTGTTCTTACATTAACTGTTGTACTTCCACTTACCTTTCCAAAAACCTGTATTTTATGCTGACTAAAAGCTATTTTTAATCTGTTGTTTACATCAGGATAAGCACTTATTAAAGCTCCACCATTTGAACTAAATAATTCAGTTTTTTTAATCCAACAACTGTAAGACCAAGTTTTTCTATTACCAGCACTACCAAAAGTTTTATTAAAATATTCACTATTATCAGGCTCAAGTTTTACAGAGTTATCAATATCAAAGCCAGTCGATATGCTTCCTCTGTTTGCTGTACGCTGTAGCGTTTCCATATTATGTTTGTGCTAGGTTTTGTACTCTACCGATTTCTTGCCACACGCTGCCATTATAGCGAAATGACAGTATGTCAGTTTTGTTAGCTGTAGCTGTAATGGTGGGTGCAGTTGAAGCTGCAAATTCAAAGACTGTATTCCAAGCGATTGTTCTTGGTGTTGCACCTTGAGCTATTTCTACAGAAATAATTGCACCTTCTACAGCGTTAGTTGGTGCTGCAAAAGTCGTGTTCTCTGTAGTCACATGATATGCGTTAGCTGCTGCTGCTGCATCCCAAGCTATTGAGTTAGAGCTTGAGGTAATTGCAACTTGTGTAATGTTTGCTGAAGTTGAGGCTGTTACTGCTTTTGGAAAAGTAGCCTTTTGGTTTTCATCAATAGAAACTGCTGGTGTTGTACCAACTGTTGATCCTAAACCAATTACCAGGTCATCTGCGCTATCGTCAAGACCAATATAAAAGTCTTGGGCGTTACCATCAAAGACAAGTTTAGTATCTTCTGCATCGCCATCGCCTATTGTTAAACTTGGGTTAGTCCCTTTAACAACAACTGCGCCACCGAAGTCAACTTGGCCCATATCAACCGCAGTTCCAGATAAACTGAAAATGCCATCAACTGTATCTAAGTCTGTATTAATTTTACCACCCCAAGTATCGGTGGATGCACCGACCTCTGGTTTGGTTAGGTTTAAGTTAGTTGTAAATGTATCTGCCATAAATCTTTCCTTTAAGCTGCTTCTTGTTTGCCTAATTCAGTCCAAGTTGTATCTGCAACAACTTGTTCAGTCCATTTTAAACCACCACTCGCTGAAAAACCACTTCTTCCTGAAATGGATTTAATACCTCTATCAATCTGCGTACCTACCGCAGTCATGCTTGAGGTTTGCGCCACCGTTGCTGATACAGTTAATGTGTATCGACCAGTTGCGGTCATGTTTGAAACAACTGGGCCAATCGATGCGCCTCTGTCAATTTGTCGACCAATAGCTGTCATGCTAGAGGTTTGTGCGCTTGTTCCTGTTCCTAGATGAATTCTATGACCAGTTGAGGTCATTCCGCTTGTTTGTGCGGATGTTGCTGATCCACGATCAATTTGCACACCTACAGCAGTCATACTGCTTGTTTGTGCAATGGTCGCAACACCTCTGTCTATCTGCTTCGCTGAAGCAGTCATAGAAGAGGTTTGTGCGGATGTAGCTACACCAAAATGATAAACGGGAGTTCCGTAATGGGACTTCCCGTAGGTGTATTCACCATAGCCTACTGAGGCCATAGTATTAAGCTAAAGTGATGTCTAAATCACCAGCATCAAATCTGAATACATCTCCACTTGATACAACCTTTGATGATGTCAAACTTGCATAAGCAAGTAAGTTACCACTTGTAAGTGCATCCATAATGCCTACAGCTACAACTGTTCCATAGTCTGCGGTTGCAGTTGGATATTCTACAGCAGCAGCATTAGTTGCGGTTGTGGGATCTGTACCTGATACGTTGAATGTAGCAGTTTGTCTTGCATAATCTCCACCTGAAACTTCAGTACCGCCACCCGTATCAGTTGGTGCTACAGTATATAAAGCCACATAAAGTGTAGATGGTGCAGTATAAGCTGTGCCACCAAAAACGTGATCTAATACTTTATCTTCTAAATAATCGCTAAATCCAGCCATTTATTTCTCCTAGTTATTATTCCAATAGTGTATGTTCTTACGAACTTTTCCGTAGGTTCTTCTTCTTTGCATCAAAGAACCCTTACCAAATTCAGCTTTCTCTTGCTCTAGTCGCATTTCTTCTAGGGCTTTTTCAAACTGAGCAGTAAACAATGGTACTCGTTCATCTTCCATTAGAAATATTGATGCGTGTTTTAATGCTCCGTACAAGTAAAGATCTGGGTTTCCCGTTGATACAAAATTACTTGTATTAGAATCAGAAAGTGCATCAATCTTTCCGTAGTAGGTTAATTGTAATGTATAACTTGCATCAGGGATAGGTGCAAGTTCTAAAGTGTTGTCAACGATTGCATAATAAATAGGTTGACCATTTTTGTTATTTATTGATTTTCTATAAACATCAAGCGATTCAATAGACATTTGCATAAGCGGTCTAAAATCATTAGATGTTATTTCAATGTTGATGGCTTCTAGCCAATCAGTAGGTAAAGATAAATATTGATTTTCAGCAGTAGCAGTTGCACGTTTAATCATGTCTGCAACTCTTAATCTACGATTAAGTTCAGCTTCAGTATTATCAATAAATATATCTATTTCAGATGTTAAATCTGATCTGTTTAGATAATTAGCTATGTTAGTTTTAAGCTCTGCGTATGTCATAGTTTACCTTGCCATGTTCTAAAGACTTTATTATCAGAATGATTTAACCACTTTCTCCATTGTTTCATGTCATTAGCCCAGCCTTCTCTACAGGCTTTTTGGTATACCACTAAGGGTACTTCTGCGACATGGCGTAAATCTTTACCTGGCTTGTTCTCTGCTAATGCTTTGCAATGCTCTATAACAGGAGCAACGTCTTGGGTGGTGTGATAAATAACCTTATCATCTTCCGTAGCAAATTCATTGGTAAAACCAGTCTTGTGATCGATAATTGTTCGTCTTGCCATATTGTCTATAATTT